ATCCTGGAGGAATGTATCCGTATACTTCAGGCACAGCAATGGCAGGAGACGGTTTAGCCTTCATTAAAACCGTAGACGGCGCAACATATCTATACTATAGAAGACAGTTAGGAACCGAATTCTTCAGAATGCTGATCGGATGGTTCTAAACATTTGGCAATGTCTCAGTGGCTGAGGTTTCTACCAGCGAATGCACTCCTAGGAACCTGCGTGTTCAATGACTTAAGAGGAACCGACAGGTTTATTTATGTATTTTTAGGAGGCACTCCCGCTACCTTCTGGCGGTACGACCGATGGACGGACTCCTATATAGTACTTACATCAATGGTACTAGGAACTGACAGAATAATAGTGCACATGAACGACCCGAGCAGAAAGGGAATCTGGCTTTTTGCCCCCTTTAATTTAAGTCCGTATGCTTTTCTTTGTTTCTATGAATTTGCTAGGGAAGGCTGGTATTTCGTTTCCACTTCCTTCCCAGGTTTGACCAGTGAATGGTCAATCGATTCTGGTATGGTGCATACGTGTACGGAATATAACGCTCAAGGCAACGACGACTACATCTACCTAATAGGTAATAATTCGACAAAGTGGTATCGTTATTCAATTTCAGGCGACTCTTGGACGGAGATGAGTCCCGTCCTGCCCGCTGTTCCTGGAGCAGGATGCGCTTTACTTTGGACTTATGGCTTTAATCCAGACAGAATATACTATCTGCGAGGAGGCGGTTCGTCATCCATCTATTACTTCACGATAAGCACTGGATTATGGAGTGCAGATATTTCTTATGCACCTAAAACGGAAACCTTCTCGACGGGAACGGGCGTGGCTTATGACGGCTTAAACAAAATATACATCCAGAAAAATGCGACTCAGAGAGTTTATTGTTATCATCTTGATGAAGACAAAATGTATCCTGTAGGGACTTTTCCTTATGTTTCAGGAACGGGTGTGGGTTGCCACAATCTAGTTTTTGTAAAGGAAGATGACCAGGAATATTTGTATTACGCCAATCAATCAGGCAAAGAATTCTATAGAATGCTGATAGAGTGATTCCAAAATGAACAAAGTCGGATTTGCAGAAGGCGTCTGCTCCAACTGCGGCGCAATTCTAAAGCGAAGAAGACCCGCGGACCTTGCAGTTTGCGACTGCTACAAGTTTTGTCCCCTTTGCAGAGCTGAAATGCAACCCTACACGCCTGACCTGACGCCCAGCACATACGGACCATTTGAAAGCGAGACTGCCAAGGGAGACACTGACAAGCCCATGGACATTCTCTATTATTGCCCATCATGCAGGTACTATTCAGCCCTTAAGCCAGTGGAGGTATGGCTCAGTTGAAGGATCAAGAAAAAGATCAGCTGCGAAGAACCATTCTGGAGACGCTTTCAAAGGGTAGGGTTAATTGGACTGACCTAAAAAAGAAGGTTTTGGTGTCATGCCAGCCTTTTGTGACAGACAGGACCTTCAGCCACCAAATGAATTATCTGGAAAGGGCAGGCTACATCAGGAAATTGGGAAATAAAGGGTCCAGATTTCCTTACGAAATAACGGAAAAAGGAAAACAGTTACGTACGCTTTTTGTATGCTGATTTTTGACACACGTTTTTTGTACGTCAATTTTTGTGTGTCATTTTTGGTGAGAATTAATTAAATCAGGCTCCTTTATCATAATAGGGCATGGATATCGGTTTAGTTGCCCTGGTAGCAGGCACAATCGTTTCTGTTGCTGCGGCAATTTTTGGTCGAGACAAATACGTTAAGGCGAAGGGCAAAGCTCAAGCCCTATCCAAGGCCCTGAAAACAATTGTTGACGCCTTCGACGACGACAACGTCTCCCCGGAAGAGTTCAAAGAAATCGTGGAGCAAGCGAAAGAGTTCTTGAAAGGGGAATGAACCAGCCATGCCATACTGTCAGAAAGGCGATGTCAAGTTTCGACTCGCTATAGATAGCGGCGATTTAAGTTTTGATACAGAAATCGAAGGTTGCATTGAAGAAGCAGACGCCGTAATTGATATAAAATTAAAAGATTACACATCAGTTCCCTTGTCATCCGTGCCAGTCCTAATTAAACATGTTAGTTCCAACCTTGCTGCTGGATTATTTCAGCGGAGAAGACAGCCTCTAGGAGAATTCGTAGATATGAAACAGGACGCTGCGACTGTAAATGTTTACTGGCGTCTCGGCATGGATCTTTTAGATATCTACATTGAAGAGACGTTTTCACAAGACACGATAAGAGTAGCATGAAACATGCCACAAGCAAAAATCACGATCGACGATGCCGAGTTCCGCAATTGGATCAACGCTGCACCAGAGCGGGAGGAACAGATGAGAAAAACGTTCATTTCGGAAGGAAGCCAAATTGTCGAGAGCGTTATGATCGCTAACACTCCTGTCCATTCAGGAGCGATGGCTGCAAGCGTGATGGCAGTAGAGGAGGAAAATGGCTTTAGCGTCTATCCGGCAGTGAGGTATGCAAGGTTCGTGGAATACGGCACAGGACTGTTCAGCAAGAACCCGCACCTTATTTATCCCAAAAAATCGAGGGTACTGCATTTCGAGAGCAGAGGAAAAGAGATTTTCGCTCGGTATACTATAGGGCAGCCTGGACAGTTTTTTGTCCGCAAGACGAGGCAGATGATTAAGCCTATGCTTTGTAATTTGTTAGAAAGACTGTTAAAGGAGATTTTTCATGCCGGTTGATCCGCACGGAGCAAGAGACGCCATTCTCGTGATGCTTCGAAACGCTGTGTCGCTTGAAAATGTCAAGGCATGGAAGTCTGCCGAGCCTCCACGCAGCAGATGGATAGGTTTTCCGTGCGGCTGGGTTGAATGGGATGGAGGACCCGTAGAAGTATCGTCGTTAGCAGCGGCAAAGAAAAAGTATCAAGACCGCTACTTTATTGTCGTCCTCAACCGAAACGCTAACGAAGAAAAATCTGAGGACGAAGCAGTAGACGTGGCGCAGGCGGTTCAAGTTGTTCTTGAAAGCGATAATACGCTTAATGGCACAGTTGAGACAAGTTACGTTTCTAATCGTGAGAAAGTCAAGTTTTTTGAAGGCGACTACAGTTTGGTCGCTGTTAGACTGACACTTGTAACTCGAAAAAGAGGATAAATGGAGGAAAAATAAATGACTGAAAAAAGGTACGTAGGAATCGGAAAAGAAGGCAGTTTCGGGACAGCAGTAGCAGCGGCAAAGTACGTGGAAAGCGTCGAAAGTATCGTTCCTGATCAAGGCTGGATAATTCCGACGCCAATAGCGCAGAGGTCGTTCCGCAAGAAGAACTTGGGTAAATACAGAGCGAAAGGAAACATCGGCGAGTTTAACGTGGAACCGGAAAACATCGGCGAGTTGATCTCTGCCGTTATGGGAACTGGTTCAGACACTAAGACTAATCCGACAGCCGGCGTTTATCTGCACACGTTTAAAGGGCAAGACGCTCTTGACAGTTATACACTAAGGATAGGTGTCGAATTAACCGAGCGAATATTGGCCGGATGTCTCATAAATTCTCTTAAGTTCCGTTTCCCACACGAAGACAACGTTAAAGCGACAGCCGACATTCTGCAAGGAGGAGCAATAGAAACTAAAGGATCTATCCAAACGCCATCGTTCTCGACGCTTCAACCTTTCGCTGCGTCTCCCGCAACAGTTTTGACGATAGCAGCAAGCGACAAAAAAGCGTACGTTTACGACGGAGAAGTATCGATCGACAACCGCATTACAGACAGAGGCAGTTTAAACAGCAGGTACATGCCTAGAATCAGGCAAGGAGAACGATTTGTAACTGGTAAGATAAGTGCTTACTTTGACGAGACCGCCGAATACGACAGGTTTTTGGCAGGCACCGAGTTTGAATTAATCGCTAAATGGGAAGGGCCCGTAATAACAGGAGCATACAAGTATAGTCTGGAACTACGACTCGCAAAATGTGTCTATTTGAGAGACGTGTCTCCGCATATAGCAGCAGTAAGCGAGCCTTTAGTTATCGATGCTACATTTCAAAGTTTCTACGATTCCACATATAACGACATAACCGTTGCTCTGCAGAACACGATAAGCACCACGTATTAAGAGGCGACAGGAATGGACGCAGCAGCATGGCGGAAAAACAGAACGGCAGAGGTTAAAGCGCCTTCAGGAACCGTTTACAAAGTACGCCTTCTTGATCCGCTGACGCTAATCCAAGAATGGATCAGTGCAGGCGTGGAAAAACCGCTGGATCAGAAAGACTTAGGCGCTAAAGTTGCACAGCCGGAAGTAGTAGCAGCGATCTTGCTAAAATTTGTTGTCGAGCCAAAAATTACACCCAAACCTTCAGAAAATAGTTTAGGCATAGAAGAATTGATGAGCGACCAAACCGATGCTGTAGCATTATATAGGAAAATAATTTCGCCCTTCGTTGATCACGCCAAAGAGACTGCAGAATTTTTTCGGAGCATCGGAATTGGCATTGAGGACAGGACTAATAGCGTTAAGCTGCCACAATCTGCCGACCGAAATCTTGGGGTTAAAGATCGACGATCCGATGGAAAGGCTGGCGTGGAACGAAGCGGCGATATTGAAAGCACTGGGATTTCTCCAAGCAGCAAGTGAAGGAAAAGGCGAACCGCCCGAAGTTAAGGCAGAAAAAATGAAGGAGTGGATAAAGAACGTCCGAACCGGCAGTTGAAGTGAAAGTCGCTTGGGTGTACGATGATGCTGGACTAAAAAGTCTAACGAAAGATGTGGACGAAGCTAAAGAAAAAGTTTCAACCTTCGGATACACAGGCGACCTTAGTTTCAGGCGGTTAGCGTTCAGTATGAGTCATCTTGTAACTGCAAGCATGAGTTTGGCGAACACTTGGGAAGCCGTAGCGAAAGGACAGAAAAGCGTTCTGGAAGGCGTGCTACAATCCATTCCTGCCATAATGAGTTTAGCCGTTTCAATTTGGACGATCGTAGGAGCAGAAAAAGCCCGTGCTATAGCACACGCCATTGCTACCGCCATCGGCTCAGCCGGTACTGCTGTTCCTTTACTTATTGCTGCGCTTGCTGCTGGAGCAGCCATAGGTTATGCTGCTTCTGCTGCTATTCCTTCGAGGGAATACGGAGGAAGAATTTGGCAGACAGGAGCGTACATGCTGCATGCCGGAGAAACGGTAGGCGGAGGAGGCGGAAGGACAGTAAACATTTTCTATCCGCAGTTCAGCAGCCGAAGCGACATGGACGAGCTTATTGATCGTCTGAGGAGGGCAGGCGTAGTATGAGTTTAGCGATTCCTCAGGTCCGCATGGAAGTTTTCCGTGGTCCTCCAATTCTTTTCGACGACAATTTCGTTAAAGCAACGTGGACGACCGAATCTGGATCTAAAGCTTCAGACGGCGACATCATCACTTTAACTATCTCTTCCGGCGACGCTCGAATCTCTCGTTCTGTCAGTTTCTCGACTAATCCTTACCGGTACGCAGCGATTAAAGCTACACAGTTGAACGGAACAAATTGGAAAGCACGCTTCAAACTTTCCGGTGTAACAAAAGTCGAGAAGGTTTACACGAACACGGGATTAAAAGAGATCGACTTGTACGCTGAGAACGGAAACGTTAATTTTAATTGTGATGAGATAGAACTGGAAGTTAACGGCGCAGGCGGACAAACGGTAAAATTTGACTACGTCGCCGTTTGTAAAGACACGGTTCTTGTCCCGATAAACGAGGACTCGGCGTTTGACGTTACCGGAACATTAACCGTAAACTTGCCTCTCTTGTCTTCTGGGGTCTCCGGTTTCTCGTGTACCATTCCGAATCCGGGAGGCGATTATACAGGCAAGATCGGAGACTTTGACAAAGTTATTGTTTATCTCTACAGAAAAGGCGACGAAGTAAAGAAAGTGTTCGGAGGCTCGATCCATGTTCCAGGATCGGCAGGTTCTGACGCTCAAGATTATTATATTACAGCGGAAGGCATGGGTTACGCCGAAGAACTAAACGTGCCTCCAGCATTATTAACCAAAGAATACAATGCAACAAACGGTAAAACCGTTATTCAAGATGCCGTTGACGTTACCAATTATATATCTAAGGATTTTGTTGATCAAGGAAATTATATTGCCACAACTCACGACTTCACGTTTAGTGAAGTTGTCCCGACCACTCCAATTAACGAAGTTTGTTCCAAAGCTCGCACTTCGGGCGGAGCGGTAGGCTTCGAGTCTTTCGTTGATGCTGCAGGCAATCTTAATGTTTTCAAAAGAGGATTATATTCTTCTCCTGTCGATCTTTCAGGCAAAATTCTTAGTTACACAAAGAAGGAAGACGTTCATCGAGTACGGAACAAACAGAAAGTTTACGGAGCGACAGGCGACTCGCTGCCTTCAGATCGAGACGGCTACACGGAATCATTAACGGACTGGACGGCAAGCCAAGGAAGCTTGAGTCTTGACGGAACCTATAAACAGGTAGGGTCTTATTCTATACGCTGCATCGGCAACGTTGCACAGTTTAAACTTTCTAAAAGCCTTGTTGTGCCGAAAGAGTCTGAAGCAAAACTCTATATCTGGGTTCGGATGGAAAACGGTCTTACCGCTTCTTCTCGTGAAGTCCGCCTTTTAGCTCCTGACTCTTCCAATTACTTTAAAACTGCGATTCCGTGGTATTGGACAGACAGTCTTTGGAGGTCTCAAAACTATCCGCTAGGAGAAGAATCCGAAGATGTCGTCTGGACTAAAGTTGGCTCTCCAAGTTGGTACAGTATTTCCGCCATCGAGTTCTATGTTAACTGGGGAGCAGGAGGCGGCGCTATCAACGTGGATGGACTTTACGTTTATCCTAAACTTTTCGAGTCGTCTTATGAAGACTCAACAAGCCAAGCCAAGTACGGTATCCGACTGAACGAGCCTATAACGGACGATTCTCTTCTCAGCAATGCTGAGTGTTTAGCAAAAGCCATGAGTGTCGTAGCTTTCCTTAAAGACAAAGTTGTATCTCTCTCAGACGTTGAAGTCGAAGGGGACAATAGATTCACGCCTGGATATCTTCAACACGTGGAAATTTCTAACGACGGCATTGACGGAGACTCCAGAATTTTAGAGATCAAGCAGGTCGTTAAAGGCGTTGATTGGAAAACATATTTAACACTGTCCGACGAACCTATAGAAATAGACTATGTCTTCCTCTCGTTCCAAGACAGGCTTGAACGAATTGAGTCTGGAAAAGCTCTTGGCGTCCGCAGCTTTTCTTTAGTAGGCAGCAAGGATTTGCTTCCTGACCTGATCGGTGACGCAACACAAGACACAACCGTTGCGTCTGCTCACGCTAACATAACAATAATTTCCGACCCTCACACTACTACGACTGTTATAGCAACGGCGCACTCAACCACTACTGTAATTGCTACCGACCATTCCACGACAACTGTTATAGCAACTGCTCACGGAACTGTCACCGTCGTTGCTACGGCGCACGGAACCAGCGTAACCATTGTAAGCGCTCATGGTACATCAACGACGATTTTAGATGACCACTCAACAGTAGCAGTCATAGCCTCAGAAGAAGTACATAAGCACACGGTAGCTTGGTATGGAGGTACAGGTCCCATCTCACACGATTCTGCCTACTTAAAATTGTATCTTTACGACGGTTCAACAATCGGATATCTGATACCTTGCCTGGTCGTCGGCGGAGGCTCTGGATATCAAGCTTGGTCTTCCACTTCAATTCACACTCACGGATTTACCGCTCAACCTGCTGGACATCCTGTTTCTACTCAACCTGCCGGACACGGCGTCAGCTCTCAGCCGAGCGGACACGGCGTCGATACGCAGCCGAGCGGACATTCCGTTTCAACACAGCCTGCCGGACATTCTGTTTCGACGCAGCCGAGCGGACATACTGTTACAACACAACCGTCTGGACACACAATAACTCAGCAGCCTTCTGGACACACCGTTACTAACCCGCCTCATCTTCATTCCATGTAACAAAAATATAGGAGGAAAGAAGAACATGAGCGAAGAGAAAAAACCGAGAATAAAAATTAAGGCTAAATGGCTCCAAGGAAGTGTAGTCGTCTTAAAAACCGTCCTAAATTATGACGGCGTAGAAAAGGAAGTTACGATGAGCTTCCCAATTGAGGTTACGCAGAACCAGGAGCAATTTAAGTCTATGCTTGAAGACGCATACGAGCAGAACAGACCGAAAAGCGTCGATTTAAGCAGCATGATAGACACAGTGGAATAAACTTGGACAAAAAAGTTCTTGAAGAAATAAAGAAAATGACTAAAATGTACCAGCAACTAGCAAAAATTCTAGGGCTTTCACTAACAGAGACGCTGCTTGTAATAGCCTCTCGGGAACTTGTTATCCTGAATGAGTCCACGAGTAAAGAGACACCGATGATAATCGAGTAGAAAATAGATCAAAAAAAAGGGAGGCGCCGTCATGAGGGCAGTAGGGATAAACGATCTTCGAAAGGGCGACTTGATCATTGTAAGATGGAACGACGCAAGCGAAGTGAGAAGCAGCCTGCACGACAGTCATGAGGCGCCAGAAATATACGTTAAGGACCTTGGCATCTTTCTGGGAGTCTCAGGCACAAAACGCAAGCATATTCTGATCGGAAAAGACGTCATTGAGACCATAAACGATTGGGGAGCAGCCAGGATTCCCTTGGAGCTCGTGGAGTCCATAACGTTGGTTCTAGAACGCGAACAGATTGTTCCGTCTATACGTGAAATTCAATTGTTGTCCAGAAGGGTACGCATCCGCAAATACGAACGGGTGGGGATGGCATAAATGCGGCTTTTTTCGAAAGAGTGGATCCGTCGACTTTTGACTAGACGACGTTTCATGATCCCCCAAAGGGCAACGAGAGAGATCAGGATGCAGGAGGAACTGCCGAACGAGAAACTTGTCTTGCTAGTGCAGTTCACCATGGTGGTTCTGGTTGTTCTTTCGGCGATTGAAATAGTCCACATCATCGTTCTCAAAGTGTGGAACGCCGAAGTGTTCGCAGCCATCACAGGGCTCATAGGCACGATAACAGGCGTAATCATAGGAAAAAAAACGTAGGGGGGTAGGGGTTGCGAAACATTAATGTCAAACCAAAATTTCTGGTCCGCCGCATCAGAAAAAACCTTGCAACAGACATGCAAAGGACCCGCTTGAAGCTTTTGAACGATCTGGAAACCATGTTTGACATGGCTAAAGGGTACGCGACCTCTCGTGACACAAAAGACAAACAGCGGCAGATCTGGATCCGCATCATGACGTACATCGGGCAGGTCATAAACAGCATCAGCAAAAGCTTCGATGAAGCTGTAGCCACTAAGGACCTTGAGAGACTGGAGCGTATGATACATGAAGCAATGGCAAAGGAAGAAGATCGAGGAGCTGACAAGCGAAGTTCAAGGCCTAATTCAGGCAAAGAAACTTAAGGTTCCTAAAGACTTCGCCGTTTTTTGTGAACTATGGCTAGGCCTGAAGCTGACGACGTACCAGGTTGAAGCTGCAGAGCTGATAGAGAAAAACTATTCGACTGCTTTACGCTGGTCCAGGCAGTCGGGAAAATCGCATCTTGTGTCAGCGTGGCTTCTCTATTTCGCCCTTGCACATGACAACGCGCAAATAGCCATTGTAGGCCCCAGCTGGCGTCAAACAAAAATAGTGATCAGAAAAATCAACGGGTTCCTGTCTAAGATTCCTAGAGGATTATATCGGAAAAGGCAAGCTACAATGGTTAGCCTTCGCAACGGGAGCTTAATCCAAGCTTTTCCTTGTTCGCCCGAAACCATCAGGGGGTTTACCCTTAACGTCGTGTACGCGGATGAGCTAAATTACATAAGTAACGACGAGGAAATGTTCGACGCTATCAGCTTCACGCTAGCAACTACTGGAGGCAAATTCGTCTGCAGCAGCACCCCAGGATCAACAGACAGCCTCTTCTGGCGCATATTCAACAGACCACAGTTTACCCACTTCGCAAAAAGCCACATAACGTGGGAGCAGGCTGTTGAGCCAAACGGTCCTTTAAAACGGTGGTGGCTCGAAAACAAACGGAGAGAATACGAAGGCGACGAATATCGCTGGCGCCGGGAAATGATGGCTGAATGGGCTGAAGACGAAGCGGTCTGGCTACCTCTCGCCCTAATAACCAAGTGCCAAGACGCTAACCTTGACTTGTGGGACGATGAAGGTCCAATCCGCAGCGGGCGATTCTTTGGAGGCTTGGACTTCGGCAAAGAAAAAGACCATTCCGCCTTCATCGTCATAGAACAGGTTGACAAGCGCTATTTGCTGCGGCACGTCAAAGTGTGGCCCCTAGAAACTAAGTACGCCAGTGTCATAGGGTACGTTAAAACGGTCGCTGACCGCTGGCACAGCTTCGAAAAGATAAGGGCAGACATAACGGGCGTCGGAAACTACATCATCGAAGACATGAAGAATGGTGATATAGAGAACGTTGAGGGCGTAAGCTTCACTCACCCGCGAAAGCAGGAAATGGCAAGCCTTCTCAAACAGCGCATGCTAAACGGAGAATTCGTCTATCCATACGTCGACATCTCTGTTTCACCGACCAAAAAGACGAACTTCTCCGTGGAACTGAACGTTGAAAGGTTCGAGCTCCGTAAGGATGGCACATACAGCTTCCATCACCCGCAAAACCAGCATGACGACGTTTTCTGGAGCACAGCGCTAAGCCTTTACGCGACTGTTGAGATGACGGCGGATCCCCTGCTTCTCGAGGCCTTCAAGTTCGGGTAAAACGCCATGATTGACTTAATAAATTTCATTGCTGGCTGCGTCTGCGCCTTCATTCTAGGCCTAGCTAGCCACAGCGTCCTCTTGCACGAAAAGAAGCGGCACGGATGGAAGTTCCCCTGGGACCACGACGAAGGGAAGGAAGACGATGAGAAGGCGTGAAGGGTTCAGGATCCGCAAGTTCACACGGAAGTATGAGAAGCAAACTGGCAAGTTCACGATCAACGTTCGCTTCCAGACCAGGACTGACATCACACCGCGAACAATCGGGGTCGCTGAGGCCTTCGGCTTGGGGGTTGACGATTACAAAGAGCACGTAATTTACGATGACGCGGAATTCAAGATTGGGCCCAAGGACGTCGTTTACATCACGGGGGAGTCCGGGAGCGGAAAAAGCGTCCTGCTTAGGGCAATCGAGGGGGACCTAGGGGACGACGCGGTCAACGTCGACAGCGTCCAGTCCGACCCTGACAAGCCGATCGTTGAGACAGTTGGCAAGGACCTTAACGAGGCCTTAGAGCTGCTGAGCCGAGTAGGGTTGAACGACGCCTACCTGTTTCTCCGAAGGTACAGGGAGCTCAGCGACGGCCAACGATACCGATATCGGATTGCTAAGCTCATCGAATCTGGCAAGCAATGGTGGGTCATGGACGAATTCTGCGCAACGCTTGACAGGGAAACAGCGAAGATCGTTGCCTTCAACGTCCAGAAACAGGCCAGGCGAGAGGGGAAAGCCGTTATCGTGGCTACGACGCACACGGACATATTCGAGGACCTTGCCCCTTCGGTTCACATTCACAAGGGCTGGGGCAAACGTCTCGAGGTCCGCTATTACCCTAACAGGGAAAGGATGGTGTGCAGCGTCGCCCGTGGCCTACGAGTCGAGGAAGGGACGCTGGAAGACTACGAGGCGCTGGCGCCGTTCCATTACCGGAACCCTGAGACGCGACCTGTCACCATGAAAATCTTCGCCCTTAGAAGGGACGACAACGAGCCGGTAGGCGTGATTCTATACAGTTACCCTCCGATCAACTGCAGCGGACGCAGGGAAGCCCTCGGAAAGAAGCTGTCCCTGGCAGAGGTTAACGAGAGTCTAGCAACGATCAGTCGGGTGATCCTGCATCCCAAGTACAGGAGCATAGGGTTAGGGGTCAGGCTTGTCGAAGAAACATTGCCCCTTGTCAACAGACCCTACATAGAGACTATGGCAGTTATGGCACAGTACTCGCCCTTCTTCGAGAAGGCAGGCATGAAAAGGATCATGGTTAGGCAGCCGCCTGAACCAGTCAGCCGGGCGGTCAGCGACCTCGAAGGGCACGGGTTCAAGCCCTACCTATTGGCCAGCACACAGTCAAATTGTGAGTTACTCACAAAAATGAGCCGGGAAGACGTGGAAAGGGTGAAGGTGATCCTCTGCAAGGTAGGCTACTTCAAGAGGCTGCAAGCCTGCAAACGACCGTTCGTGACTAAACCCGAATTCGAAAGTTGGATCGAAAGGCAGGGTCTCGACGTGGTTGCGAAGGTGCTGAGCCGCCTAGCAGTCCTTGCGGAGCCAAAAGTGTACCTGTTCTGGAAGAATCCTCACTCGGTTATTTCTGTGCCCCTGACTGCTGCATCTTGCGGTCGAGCTTCTCGAGGGCTCCGTGAAGCTCGTCCAGGGCTGCCCTAGCCTTCTCGTACTTGCGCCACACTTCCCTCATTGACATCCTTTTTCACCATTTTCCTGTCGTCCACGGGAACGGCTTGTCCCTGCCCAGCCTGGCAGCAGCGTAGATCTCCAGCCACTCGCTGTCGTCGGGGTCACGCCCCTCCTCCCTACGGAACTTGCTGATCATTCTGCGGCGCTCCTCAAACCCAGACATTTCCGCTTTCACCATTACTAAAAATAGTAATGTGTAGTATATAAATATTACGGTTTTCCGTAATGCTTAAATAGAACTCGTACATAATCCAGATTGAATCAGTATGTCGATTCTAAGTCAAGCTGAAAGAGATTTTATTGAGGGAAGGATTCAGCCTACACCAAATTATCGAAGAGTTTTGATTCACAGGATAAAGAGGAAAAGAGAGAATGCTACTGAAGAACTCGAACTTATAGACGCGTTCTTACGAAAATTGGAAAAAATTTAAGATTTTTGTCGTTTCATGAGAATATAGGTTTGACCATGCTTTGCATCATAGAAGGTGCTCACAGCCTCCCATCCTTCTTCGCCAGCTTTATCGACACTACTCAAAGCCCACCCCATAACGTTTACAGCTGGTTCAATCCTATACTCCCACTTGGGCCCGGTCCAGGCTTCCCTATTTATGGATGGTTCAGGTTGGGCAGGTATTCTTTCTTCCCCACCTTCAGTCTTAGCTTGAGTTGACCGCTTATTGAAGCAATCCCTACAAAGATTTCCGGTGAGCCCCCATTCTTTCTTAGGTTTAAATTTCATTAATCCTAATTCTTTTCCACAATCAACACATACTTCCTTTGGCATCTTTTCACCTTCCTTATATTGGTCCTTTTATGATTTTTCCGTCTTCTATGACCCAGCCTTTTTCGGCGAGGGCACTGACGACCTTGGGCAATCTTAATGCAAACTGGGTGTGATCGCATTCATGAGCTTGACATTCTTCGCAGTAGGCCTTATCATGCTGGAAAAACACATCCACAAGCCGATTTAACTCATTATCCATCAGGGTAACATGATCTTCATAGACATTGAAATGAACAAACCGAGGTTTCAGAATTAAATTGCCATATTTATCTAGCAACTCTCTGACTGCGGCTGTAGCGATATCTGTTACGTGAAGGAATCCTCTTTTCTTCGCCTCATCTGTTTTTAGGAATTCTCCCATCGCCGTTACCATACCTCGCGGAAGACGAACCGTGGAATGCTTTGATTGAGTACCTTCTGGATACTTCTTGGACATTCTAAGTCATCATGTTACAATATTGTAACAAATGTTTATAAGCATTATGAAACCTAAATCTGAACTAATGTTACATCCTCATCACAAGTTTTAAATACTATTTCAACGAATTTATGTGATTAGGTTGTGATTGCATTGGCACAGGAATTAGAAGAGGATAAATGGGCAACAGTTCGCATTCCAACAGAGCTTCTTAATGCAGTCGAAAAGCTCATTGAGAAACTTAAAGACGACTTTGGGCTTCCCCAGTATCGAAACAAGACTGAGGCTGTAACAGAAGCCGTTAAAGAATTTTTGAAACGGAATACGCCAAAACCTGTTAAAGGGGATTGATTTTTTGGTTCAAAACGGTGTTGGTGAGCGTGAGCTATCTTCTGTGCTTGTGCCTGCGGGGCGGGTAAATGGTCTACATCTCCCCGGTGGATGCGCTGAGCCTGATACTTCGTTCCCCGTTCTGGCAA